GGGCTATATTGGTAGCCTATGACCTTGGCCTTGGTAAAACTGTTATCACCATAGCTGCTTTAGAAAGATTAATGGATGAGAAGAAGATTAAAGAACCAGGGCTTATAATTTGTTTATCCTCATTAAAATATCAATGGGCTAATCAGATTGAGAAATTTACTAATGGTACTTCTAACACTTTGGTCGTGGATGGAACCCCGACTAAAAGAAGAAAACAATACGAAGAAGCTTGTGACTGGAGAACGTCAGGGATTGACTACATCATTCTTAACTATGAGCAAGTTGTTAACGACTGGAGTTACATCCAAAAACTCCCACGAGGATTTGTCGTCCTTGACGAAGCAACAGCAATAAAGTCTTTTAGATCTAAACGATCTAAATCAGTTAAAAAATTAATTAACACTCCGTTTAGATTTGCTCTTACTGGCACGCCAATTGAAAATGGTAAACCAGAAGAACTTTATAGTATTATGCAATTTGTTGACCCTACAGTTCTTGGCAGGTTTGACATCTTTGATTCTGCGTTTATAGTTCGCAATAGTTGGGGCGGGGTTCAGCACTATAGAAATTTGCACACTTTACATAAAAAGTTACAAGATTCTTGCGTGCGCAAAGCACAGAAAGATCCAGATGTAGCACCGTACTTACCCGACTCAATCCATAAAGATCCAGTAAAAATTGTGGCTGACCGTAAAACATCCAAACTGTATGACAAGATAAAGGAGAGCTTATTAAATGATCTCGATGAGGCACAAAATATGTTTGGCGCGTCGTTCAACATTATGGCGCACTACGGTATTGAATCTAAACGTGGAGGGCCAGAAGACGAAATGCGTGGCAAGATTATGTCCAAAATCGGTTGTCTTAAGATGTTATGTTCCCACCCAGAACTCCTTAAGACAAGTGCAAAAAAATTCCAACAACTTAATGGAACAGGCTCAGCATTTGCGTATGATTTAGTAACTAGCGGATTATTAGATGGGGTAACAAATTCTCAAAAACTTGACTATTTAGTACAATATGTAAAAGAGTTCTTAGACCAAGACGAGGCTAACAAAGTAGTTATTTTTGCTACCTACGTCGACATGTTAGACATGATCTCTAATGAACTTGGACCAACTATATGTAGACTATACTCAGGCAAACTAGATGCTCAAACAAAAGAGGAGAACAAAGTTGCATTTAATACAGATTTTTCTATTCGTGTGCTCATTAGTAGTGATGCGGGTGGCTACGGCGTGGACCTTCCAGCAGCTAACTTACTTATCAACTACGACCTCCCGTGGTCGTCAGGCTCGGCGGTCCAAAGAAATGGAAGAATAAAAAGAGCCTCATCACAATGGCCATCGATTGTTATTCAAGACTTGATTATTGCTGGCTCTATTGAAGAGCGTCAATATGAGGCGCTTCAACAAAAGAACGCACTAGCAAATGCGGTGATAGATGGTGAAGGAATCAACGATAAAGGTGGAATTACTATGAATGTAGGGAGCTTAAAACAGTTTTTATACGCATCTACTGTGTAAACTTGTTAGATGCCTAATGCGCCTAAAACACCTACGCGTACTATCCGCGTCTCTGATGACCTGTGGACTGCCGTTCAAAAGAAAGCAGCCCTTGAGAAAGTCACAGTCACTAGCGTAATTATAAACTCTCTTGAGTCTTATATTCACGCCCCAGTTGACAAGTAGTCAATAACCCATTAAGTTTTCCCCTAACTGTAAGGGGACAATGTGGAAATCAATTTAAGTAGCACAGTAAGACAATACCTTAGTTTAAAAGATGAGATTGCTTTATTATCCAAGCGCCAAACAGAATTAAAAGAAAGACTATCTTCCGTTGTTGAATCAGACGGAGAAGAGAATGACCGAGGTCATACTACTTTAACTGTCTCTGACTCCATTAAAGGTGAAGTAAAGCTTACACGTCAGAAAAGAGTAAGTAAGACTTTAGACCTTAACGTTGCTGAAGAGATTCTTACTAAAAATGGAATTAAAGACGAGTGTATAAAGATGATTCCTACTTTAGACGAAGCAGCAATTATGTCTGCTTTTTACGAAGAAAAGTTAACTGAAGCCGATATTGATGCAATGTTTCCAGCCAAAGTTTCTTACGCTTTTTTGGTGGATGTACAAGACTCTGACTAATGGCTGAAGACTTTATAGACTCCACGTTTGCTGACTTGGAAGAGTACTATCCAGGAAGTAAACGTAAGCGCAAAAAACCAGAACCAAAGAAACCAGAGATAATTCCTGGCAAAGAATGGGCTAGTAAGTTTTATAAAAAAACTCTTCCTAATGGAACAGACGTTGAGATGTTTACTATAGGCGCACTTGCAGACTCTTTAGGCCGCCCAGTAATAACTATTCGTACATGGATCAAGGCTGGGTATTTACCCGCCTCACCTTATAGACTTCCCACTACAAAAAACATTAAGGGGGAAGACCATCAAGGCCGTAGGCTGTACTCAAAGGCTATGGTAGAAAAAGTTATTGAGTTGTTTGACAAGGCTGGACTTCTATATATAAAGCGTATAGACTGGCCAGCACACCAGCAACTTAGTAATGAGATTGCTGAGGCTTGGAGTCAAATCCGAGCAACCGAAACTAAAATAAACTAGGAGAAACATGGCCATAAACAGAACAGACGAAATCTCACCTGAACAAGATGAGTTCGCAATGACAAGCACTTCAATCACTGAAAGACCAGTTCAATCATCATCTACTGCAGTCCAGTCTGGTTGGGACGCAGCAGAAAAATTAACAGTATCTGCAGGAGATTTTCCAGTTGAATTTAAATTCAATGAGGGAGAATTTCAAGTAGTTAAGTTCATTGACCAAAACGGTCCATTTGCAATTTACAAGCAACACTTCTTGCAACAAAAAACAACAGGCAAGCGTTCATACGTATCGCTTGGCGCAAACGATCCACTATGTGTAAAACTTAATAGCAGGCCTGAAGATAAGCGTGCATTCTCAATCGTTAATCTAAGTGCTGCTGGTGGACCACAACGTCAAATGTTGATTGCAAGCCCACGACTTTATAAGTCCCTACATGCTGCACACTTTTCACCACAAGGTCCGCTAACTAAAAACTACTGGGCGATTTCTCGCACAGGTAAGATGCAGACCACTGTTTATCACATTAACTCAGTAAAGCCTCGCGATCTAATGGAGGACTGGAAGATTAATGAAGAAGAGGTAGAAAAGTTAGTTGCAGACATTAAACCTTTCGAGCGCTCTGCTATCAAAGAGCCAACATGGGAAGAGTTAGAGGCAGTAGCCGCTTCACTTCTCTAATAACTAGGTTGCTGAAGGGTCAGGGACTCATCCCCTTGACTCTGGCTCTTCAGCTTTTTTAAGGGGAAACAATTTGAATATTATTACAACTAAAAAGCAGTTAAAAGAAATGATTGCTTTTTACTTACAACAAGATTCTTTTGCATTTGACGTAGAAACTGTTGGCGCTCGGAGAGAAGTTCCTGCAGTTAATGAGGTTCTATGGATTAGTTTTGCCACACACGGTCGTGGAGATGTAATACCTATGGGACATCCTCATGGTGAATTTGTTTCAGAGTCTTTCCCTTTAACAGGCCAAGGTGAAAAACGTGCAGAATCTGGTTTACCGCCTAGAGCATTAGATTACTCACGTAATAAAAAGAAAGCAGTTAAAGTGTTTGGCCCAGCACCTGAGCAATTATTTCCAGCAGAGGTATTTAAGGCACTTGAGCCTTTACTATTTAATAAAACAATACTAACTATCGGCCACAATCTAGCATTTGATTTAAGTGCTGTGGCTAAATACTACGGCGGTAAAGTTCCAGACGGACCTTACTTTGATACTTTAATGGCTTCTTTTCTTTATGATAATAAAAATAAAGGCAAGCTTGGACTTGACGACTGTTTAGAACGCGAACTTGGGTACAGCATGGAAAAAGGTATTGGTCACATGGTTGAAATCTATGCATTTAGCGATGTTGCTAAATACTCTTATCTAGATGCTAAATACACATTTTTACTGTGGAAGATTCTGACTGAAAAGATTAAAGCAGCCAACGTTGAAAAGGTTATGGCGTTAGAGATGGACGTGCTTCGCGTCCTTTGTTACATGAAATTAGAGGGCGCCTTCATAGATACTAATCAACTACAGATACTTTATGAGAAGTTAACCATAGAAATTGAACAGGCTAGGTCAGAGATCTATAAAATTGCTGGTCGTGTGTTTAACATTAACTCTAACAATGAGAAACAATATGTTCTTTATGGTCCCGTAGAAGAAGGTTGCCGTGGGTTAAAGCCACAGATATTAACTGGTAAGGGGTCAAAGAAAGAAAGCGACTTTACCTATAAAGATTACTCTGTATCAGCAGACGCCCTTGAAATGTTTAGAGAAAAAGATGAGTTAATCGATGCTCTTCTTAATTACGCAGACTTGAACAAATTACTAGGC